GCAAATCAGATTTTGCCATATTGTTTCTCCTTAAATTTATTTTGGAAATAAGATTATTGTGAATCTTAATAAGATTATATTGTTGTATGACGTTATATAGATTAATAACGTATTTTAAATAAATATAGATGAAGTAAAAAAACAGTAAAAAAGCCCTAACATTTCTGCTAGGGCCTTATATAATAAAAATAAATACTATTTAATCTCTATCATTTAATGATTGCATTCGTTGTTTATAACTAGCTTGAATCATTTGTTGTCTTTTTGTAATACTAGGTTTAATATATTCTTTTTTATCTTTAAGAATATTTAACGTATCTGCAGACTTTAATTTTCTTTTCCAATTACGTAAGGCAAAATTTATATCTTTACCAACTACGCTTGATCCTATACTATGACCTGGAATAATTGTTTGATGTTGCTTTAATTTTTTATTCATACTTGTGGGGTTTGTGGTGTAACTTGTTTTTGTATTGGTTTTAATGTAAATGCAAATTTTTCTACTTCTGGTAATTGACTTACAAATCCTTGTATTCGTTGTGACTCTTTAGCAGGATCTTCTCCTAATCTAACATAGAAAAAGCCTTTTCCAGCAGCATCATCAAATTTTGTTTTAATTACATGCATTCCTTTTTTATTTAAAAATGCTTGAATATCAGCTTTAACATTACCTGCAGTAGCAGGATCAATTAATTTATAAAGAAATCCTCCTTTATAATCTGATATTTTATTTAAAAGGTCAGCTTCTTTTATACTAACTCCGAAAAATTCATGATACATATTTTTATTTGGCATCTTATTCCTATATATTATAATAATTTTATTTTAATAATCCAATTATTTTATTTCAAAATATTTACTTAAACCTTGGCCGATATCTTCATATGCAGCTGACATTCTTTCTTGCAATTGAGAAATTTCCTTTGCTGTTTTTTCAAAGACTTTATATGATTCATTTAAGCCTTTCATATGTCTATTAATAGTAATACCATCAAACCAATCGCCTTCTGATAATGTCATTTGTTGAGCCATCTCTACCATATATCTAACACGCTCACATAATTCTTGAAGATTGCCTTTTCCATAAACTGATTCTCCTAAATTTGAATATCCTTTTACAGCTTCAACAAATTCACGCTTTTGTTCTTTTGATAATTGTACAGGTTCTCTTTCTAATGCTTCTAATATTTCTTTTATTTTCATGGTAAAATCCTACATTTTCCATCATCACATAATATTGATGTAATAATTTCATTTACTTTTAAATAGTTATTTTGTTTGTTTTTATTAACTGACTCAGTCATTGGTCGAAGAAATGCTCCATGAGTCGATGGATTTGATACAAAATCAAAACATATTAATTCAAAGTCTTCTTGAACTTCTACTGCTGATTCTTTATATAATTCTTTAACAGATCCTAATCCTCTACTTGATATTCCTAATGTAATACCAGCATCAAATAATGATTTTAATATTTTTCCGCTAGGTGTTTCTAATATTTGTACAGCCCCTTTTAAATCATCACCTTCCCACCACATTTTTAAAATATTATGAGATACATTATTTAAGTTAACAACTGATGATTCTGGATGATCTAATTCTCCTAATGCTCTATTTTGTTCAATATATTCTTTTTGATACTTTTGTGCTTCACGATGAAGTATATTTTTTGGATATACTCTACCATTTTGATTTTTAGCCCCTGCACGTTGTAACACTCCTTGAACAACTAATCCGCCTGGTACTCCAAATTGTGCACCTGATTGCTCATTAACTGGACCAATTGGTTTAAATGGCATATATTCAACTAATAGTGACTTACTCATATTATTCTCCTAAACTTCTTACTCTTTCTGAAATTTTTAATAATCTTTCTGAAATTTTATTTAATGCGTTATGAGTAGACTTTTTATATGTAGATCCAGCTATACCAGATTCATTTTTTAATCTAGACGTATATCTAACTAATTGTTCTATTTCTTGTAATTTTTTTGCTACTTCTTTTATAGTTCCATTAACGGTTTGAGAAGGAGTAGACTTTGGGTTGCCAGTTGAAAATTTAGAATATGATTCAATTAAAGCAGCATATTTTGCATCCATTGCTTTTTGAACTGATTCATATTTCATTTTCTTTTTCTTTTTAGCTTGAGCTTTTGTTGAAAATGCATATGGAGTTTGATATCCAGCTACTCCACCAGTAGTACTCATTTCAGCTAATTCATCTTCTGTTAATTCAATTTCTGCATCTGGATCTTGTTTTTGTAAGTCCATTGCTGTTTTTGGATCTGAAGTCTTTATAGTTTCATTAGCAGCGTCTTTCATATCTTCTTCAGTATCTCCGTCACCATCTAAGTCTAAAAAGTCAGGTTTAGCATCTTCTTTTTTCATTGCTTTTTTGATAGCTTTGTCTTTGACTCCCATATATTCATCTTTGTCAGACTCTTGTTCGCCATCGCCATCCCAATCACGTTCATTTATTTCTTGAAATTTAGATTCTATTTCTTTTAAAAAAGATTTCATTTATTTACTTTCTTTAATTCAGTTATTAAATCATAATATCTTAATAATGATAAAATATGTGATTCTTTAACAATTTTAATTGTTTCAACATTACATAACATTTTAGATAATCCATCAATTTTTATTTTAGTTGCTTTATCTGTAACTAATGAAACTTGCTCTTTTAATTCATTTTTAATAGATGGTATAACTTTTCTAAAATATTGTTTTAATTGTTCAGTATCATTAACGTGAGTAATATACTGATTTAAAAGATTTTTTTGACTTTCATTTAAACCTGAATATTTTTCGTTAAATTTATCTACTAATAATTTATATGTTAATAATCGTGTGTCAGGACTTTGAGACTTATATGCTTCGATAATTTTATCTACTTTTGGTTCTGTTTCTTCTTTTATTAAAATATGTCCAACAATTTCGGTTTTACATTCTAATAATTGTTTAGGATTATCAACATCATTATATTCAAATATTTTATATATAGATGCTAATGTTTTATAATTATTAATTCTAATTTTAGAAATTTTTGTGAAATTAAAATTTTCTGAAATTTCTTTTACTAAATTATAACGTTGTCTCTTAAGCACGCTTTTGTTTAGATGATTATGTGCACTTTTACAAGTACGAATAAAATCTAATACAGACGCTTCTGATTTAAGTTGTTCTTTGATTAAAGAATTATATAATTGTAATTCTTTAGATAATTCTGTATTTTTTCCGAAGTATTTTTTTATAATATTAATTGTTAAAGATTTGTCTGTAGTCAATGACTCAGAAGTTAACTTTCTAACTAATATTTCAAAGAGTATTGCTGTATTTTTATATTTTGAATGTTTTAAATTTTTCATCACTTTAATACATAGTCCTTTTCATATAAATATGGTTTAATTATAAAATATTATCTTCGTCTAATAAAGAAGAAGAATTATTTAATTTTTTGTCAGTTTCAGTTAATATTTTAGATTTTTTTGATGTTAATTTTTTAATAATATTAGCATTTTCCATTGCCGTTGCTTTAGTAACATTATTTTTCATTCTATCATTTGGCTGAAATGTTGATGTGAAATTTTTAGGATCTGTTCCTTGTTTTAATGTTTTTGCTCCGGTTGGATCCCATCCAAATTCATTATCATGTTGACCATATTTAATTCCTTCTGGAGGTCTTCCGCCTGTATCTTTGTTTTCTACATCATCTGTACTCATATGTAATGAAGCTAAATCGTGAGGAGTACCATAAGATGTTCCAGTTAGAGTTGGATCATTTCCTTCTTGCTCAATTTGATTTTGACGGAATCTTAATTTTAGATCCTCTACTACGTTATTACGCTCTTCTAACCACTGTTCTTCAGACATATTAAATATAAACTCATAAATGTATTTGTCTGATAATAGTTTAGAATCTTTCATTGCTACTGCCAATTGAATCTTTTCATTCATTAATGCAACTTTTTGTTGATCATAAATAATTGATGGTGCAGTTAATTCTAATTCAAATCCTACTAAGTCTTCTCCTTCATATCCTTGCGAATATAAATGTATAATTCCTATTTTTACTAATTCAGAAACAACAATTTTTTGTATTCTTTCAATTGTTCTAGCAAATCTAATATCCATTGAAGCTAATGTAGTTTTTCCTTCAACGCCTTCATCATATCCTAAAAATGGCTTTGGTATTTTTAAAGCAGCCATCATTTTATTTTTTACGTATTCGATATCATCTATACCTGTAAATTCCATTCCTGGCAATGTATCTATTTGTGTTTGACTATTACCTCCTCTTACAGGCAAGTAATAATCTTCTAACATATTATTTAAATTAAACTTTAAATTATAATTACCAGTATTTTTATCTACATATGGAATTTTTTTCATTTTATTAATAATTGTTTCCATAAATGAATCTACTTCATTTGGTGGAATATTACCAATATCAATTTTAAAAATTCGTTTTTCTGGCGCTCTCATTATTCTATGAATTAACATTGCATCTTCAAGCATCATTAATTTTTGAAATTCTTGTCTAGCTCCTTCTAACATTGATCTACCATATGGTAAAAAATTTGAATCAGATATCATTCTAAAATGAGCAATTTCAAAAACATCATATTCATCTAATTCAGAATAAGAATGTCTAAATTTAATTTCATATTCACCAGTTTCTTCATTAAATTCTTCTAATCGTTCTATTTCATATGCAGATAATGGTCTCGCATTTAATATTCCTAATCCGTCTGCTATATCTAATTTTAAATAAAAATCTCCATATTTACATAAATTTCTAATCCATGGCCACATATTGAAATCAATATTTAATATATCATAATATAAGTTATGTAATACTTTTTGTATTGGAGTTTTGTTTGTTTTAATTGTTAGAATTTCTCCAAATTGATCTGCTAATGATGACTCATCTGAATATATATCTAATGCAGAAGATATAATAGGATCTTTATCCATCATTTCATAATCTGTATATAATTGCATACGACTTTGTTGAGAATAATGATTTGAATCATATCCGCCATATGAACCTTGAGCATGCTTTCTAGACCCATGTAGTCTACTATATCTATCTGCTAATCTTGTTTGTGATAAATTTCCAGTAGATTGTAATTTATTTGTATCAACTATTTTAAGTCGATCTTTGCCGTATTTACGAACTACTACATTAGTAGAGAATAAATTTTGTAAACGTTTTCTTAAGGACGCCATATTGTTTCTTTTTTATTTATATATAAATATAACTTACTACAGAAGCCATGTTAAATTTTCATCATTTTCGCCATTATGCCAATTCCATGCATCAGATGGACGAGTATCATTTCCGGTATAAATTGTAGTATCGGTCTTTTGTACTTTGGATAATGCTCGTTTATTTAAGTCAATACCATGTTGTCTTAATTTTAAACTAGTATCACGCAACCACAATCCTATTGCATAAGCCATTACTAAATCATCATTATACCCTACTTGTGCTTGAGCTTTTCCGTTCAACCAAACAAATACAAACAATTCTTGTATTAATCTTTTTGATTTTATTATTGGAGTTCCTTCACGCATATACATTTCTAATGCTGATATCATTAATGGTCTAGTTCTAGATGTAGTTGATACGCCTGGTACCATTTTTGTTTTATCTTTTATATCATATCCTTTTAATCA